GATACAATCTTTTTCTCTGCCGACAGGCTCATTGGAAAGTGTTGTGTTTGAGAGTTATAGTTCTCCGCAACTGAAAGCTCTAAGACCCATTCATTATAGAGTTATATCATTACATTTGTCTGGTCTGAAGAATATTGATATTGGAAGGCAAATAGGGATAACACCTCAGACAGTTGTAAATGTAGTACATTCACGTTTAGGGCGTGAGGCCATTGAAGGGGCAATGGAGAAGTATTATGATGAGTTCTATGAGCTTGCCCCGAAAGTAGTTAAGACGATTAGACAAACATTAGAAGATGATGAGAATCCAGACCTGCGGCTGCGGGCTGCAAGTATGTGGTTAAAAACATCAGGTTGGGAAGGTCGTAAAAAAAGTGTTCAGACAAGTGAGGATAAAGTTAAGAACATCCTTATACAAGCTAACAATGTTCAAATGAATGGGTAAATATGAGTGCATGGTCAACAGCATTAAAAAAGTTATATAAGTATATGGGGACTCGTAATGTGAGGCTTCAGTCTAGAAATTTGGCTAAGGGCATGGGCCAGACTCGAAAAGGTACTGTTAAGAAAGTAGGTGGTGCTCGAGGATTTACAGATCCAATGACTATACCACGAGCATCTCAAGTAATGGGAGGTGGTAGAGTTTTTACTCCTTCTGGCGGTGGCAAGAGTAAGTTTATAACTAAAGGTAGTTCATACGGTCCTACAAGAGGAACTAAGATTGCCGGGGGTACAACCGCAGGGACGGCAGGTGTTGTTGCCGCAGTGGTAGGAAAAGAAACGTATAAGCCTAGTGGTCCTGCGACAGCAGGTGAAAGACAATTCGGTGCTGTGAAAGCATTAAGAGGACTAAGAACTAAACCAACAAAGAGTCCTGCATGGCATGGTGATGTAGCCTCATTCTCTAAGTCTGGTTATCATAAGTTTAAGAAAGGTAGTAAGTCAGCTAAAGCATTTCAACAATCTTATGCTATAGCAAAGAAAACTGGTGCTAAGAATTTTACTTGGGGTTTGACTGGTAAGAAATATAAAGTATGAACAATCGTTGGCTTCCAGAGGATTATGGCAAGACACATGCCGAAGCTATTGAGAAGTTTTTAAAGGTTAGTAATAAAGCTGGCAAGAGTGTAAGTTTTGTACCGAATGACTCCCAGCGTAAAGTCTTAAATAGACTAAGTGGGAGAGATATAATCCCAAAAGCGAGACAGCAAGGTATCTCTACTCTCTTCCTAGCCTGCTTCTTTTTAGACTGTTTAGTTTATGAGAACCTAAGGTGTGTAGTTATAGCACACGATGCCGATTCAACTGAGCGGCTATTTCAAAGAGTACGTTTCTTTCTTGATAATTTTATAGGTGATGAGATTGAGACAATTAGTAGTACAAAAAGAGAGATCCGGTTCGTAGCAACTAACGCTACTTTTTATGTAGAAACGGCTGGGAACACCAAGTCTGGTCGTTCAGGTACCATAAATCGTCTCCTGTGTAGCGAGGTAGCATACTGGCCGGATCCAAAAGCAATGACAGCAGGTTTGTTGCAAAGTGTACCGGCAGAAAATTCATTAGTAGTCTTTGAGTCAACTGGTAATGGAGCACAAACATGGTACCATCGAAGGTGTATAACAGCGGCAAACCCGACATCTCAATATACGTTACATTTTCTAAATTGGAAAGACTTTAACGAATACCAACTAAAGCTCAGTAAGGCTGAGGAAGAGACTGTATATGAAACTCTTGACCCATCCATGGAGGAGCCTGAAGCCCTTGCTGAGCATAATCTATCCGCTGGTCAACTAGCATGGCGACGTGAGAAGATAGATGAGATGGATGGAGACTTAGGTCTCTTTAGACAGGAGTATCCACTAACCCTAGAGGAATGTTTTAGAAGCCGTGGCCAATCATTCTTTCACAGAGTATTTTTTGAGGATATTGGGGATTATTGGAATACACATGAAGAATCTTATAACCTCACTAGGGATTTACGGCATCCTATTCCTAGTTATCACTATGTTCTGGGGGCTGATGTCAGTGGTGGTGTTGGTGGGGATTATTCAGTCGTTGAAATATTGTGTTTGGAAGAAAAAAGGCAAGTCGGAGAGTACGTTGATAATAATATAAGTCCCGATGCCTTTGCCGATATTCTAGTTTGGATCGGTAAGATGTACAATGATGCTTGGATTAATGTAGAAACGAATAATCACGGTGGTGTAACCATCACAGAGCTTTTGCCTAAGTATCCAAGAAATTGTATTTTTGCTTCTCCTACTTTGTCAGGTGCAGTATATGGTGTGGGAACACAGACCACCAGATCAAGTAAGTTAAGTGTAATTGGTTTGCTACGGAAGAATCTAGCAGAAGGTTTTACCATAGTTAGTGATTATCTAAGAGGAGAACTTAGCTCTTTTATTGAACAGCCCGTAAGTGATCTTAGTTCTAGGTTGCAAGGATCTCCGGGCACTCACGATGATGCAGTTATGGCCTTGGGGATGGCAAATATATGCAGAGTTAATTATGAGGAGTATCTTGCATATCAAGGGCAGAGTATTATAAAGGTTATTAACTCAGAGGCTGACTTTACTATGAGGGCTATTTTGGATAAAAAGAGATCAGGTGAATATGCCTGTACTTCAGGTTTACTAGAGTATAACTAATGGGTACTCCAGTTAAACAGAGTGTTAGGCTCATGGTTAGAGCTTTGCAGTTATTTGCTAAAAAGAAAAAGAAGTTATCTAAGATTAAGCAATCCGAAAAACGTACAAGTTATCAGGATATGTCAAAGAACGAACAAAAATTTGATACAAAGTGGCGGATGGGAAATGCTGAGATAAGACTCAGAGAACTACTAGGACATAACTATAGGAATTAATATGAGTGGTTTAGCATTAACAAGGGCGGCTATTTTAGCTTTGCTTAAAAAGAAAAGAAAGGTTGGGCAAAGTTTTGAGGCAGCAAAGAATTTAAAAAAAGGTACCCTAGAAAGATCACATTTAAAACGAGATCATGATGTACGTTCGTTTCAGGGAACAGCCAATAAACCTCAGAAAGCCTCAGCTAAAGAAAGGCAACAGTTTCAATCTAACGAAGTCTTTATGGGTGGTTTATCACAAAGTAACGCTGGAAATCTTGTTAAAAAACTTGCCACTAAGAATAGAAAAGAGCTTCTTAAACTAGCTAAAAGGTTTAGAAAAAAAGGGGGTAAACTCAGTGAGTATAAAGGAAAAAATAAGGTATATGCTGAGGTAGATGCATTAAGAAAAGCTAAGTCTGCATATAAAGCACACTTTAAGAAAACACAAGGATGAATGTACTATTCCTTAGTTGTGGGCAAGGACTAAGCCTAGCTTCCCGATTAGCACAGGAAGGTCATAATGTTAAAACATTCATACATAATGACCAAGCAAATACAGGTTCAGGAATATATGAGAGAATATCTTCTTGGAAACCTTATGTAAATAACAGTGATATTGTAATTGCAGATGATCCTTATTTTGGCTATAAAGAAAATAGATTTGAGAAGGCACCAACACAAGTACTGGGGCTCAGTAAATTTTTTACTGTAGGTAGCCAGAACGCAGGTAACAAAATAGCTCTGATGAAACTAACGGGGCTGGAGTTATCTAACAAGAATCCGGATTATTACATAGAAGCATGGTGGAATGGTCGCAAGTGGTGTACTCCATACATACAATTAAGCTATCATTGGAATCTCATATCAGAAACCTTAGGTCCACGGCTTGGCCCTATGTGTACTGTAGCAAAGACTGTAGAGGAATTACCGCAAACTGTATTTGAAGGATTACGAAATCTTAAATCCATCTTTGAAAAGAACAGGTATAGAGGACCTGTACGGCTAGGATTCGACGGTCGAAAATTGGCAGATATTCATGTTGGGTTCTCCTTTGATAGTACAGAGATATTCCTGGAAGGAATGCAACAGGATCCTCTGGATATACTAATTGAGGTAGCTGGAGGTGTTAGATCCGATCTTAACATGATTGATAATACTTATGTATCAATGCGGATGCAACGCATAGGATGGCCAACCACAAGAGATCATGAGATTAAAGGACTATTCGAGGCTAATATAAAGCATTGCGGTCTAGTTAATGTTAAGTACAGTAAGGAAAGATATTACGCTACGCAGACTTTCGGACCGATAATGAAGGTAGTAGCCAGAGGTGACGATTCTAAGAACGCTTTTTCTAGATGTGCCAGAACATTAAGAAATATAACATTAGAAGATGCAGTATACCGAAGTGATTTAATAGATACTTATAAAACTAAAGAATACCCCAAGTTTAACGAGATAGCGAGGATATGGAAGGATACGAAAGCGGTAGACCAGACGTCGGTTGGTGGGAAGAGCAAATCAATTCCGGCATAAAGTACCGAGAGAACTGGACTAGCGAATCTAAGTGGCCGATGTGGCAAGCGTTCTATAGGGGCGATTACCATGAGTCTATTCTGCCTAAAAATGTTATATTCATGATGCTTAGGATGATGACTCCTAGGATTTATTTTCGTAATCCAGGTATCTCAATAACTCCCAAGAAGCCGGGACCTGAGGCATCTGCTGTAGCGAAGATAATGGAGCGTGTATCTAACCAAATGATGATACACATGAATGTTAAGGTTGAGAGCAAGAGGCAAGTACAAAATGCTTTCTTTTCTGGCACAGGAATAGGTAAGTTTGGGTTCGGAGCTGAACACTCACCTACACCAAGCGAGGAAGGTACCTTCGCTCCTATTACTAGGGCAGGAGGGAAAGTAGAATTTACGCAGGGTATTATGGATAATATGCCCTGGTATCGTACACTCGATACAGGTAATTTTGTAGTACCATGGGGCACTGATCGGTGGGAGAATACATGGTATGTGGCTGAGAAGATTAGCAGGCATTTGGATGATGTTGTCAATGATACAAGACTGTCACATAGGAAAGAGATACAAGATCGAGCCTATAAAAACAGAAAGAACTATCAGACACCATTCTCTGAGACCATTACGAATAACCCTAGAGAGACTATTGACTTATGGGAAGTCAGAGATAAGAGGTCTGGCAAGGTATTCATAATAGCTCCAACGGCTACAGATAAAGTTTTATATTATAATGATGATGAGTTACAGATTAATAATGGATTGCCGTATTTCCCAATAACATTTAATCCAGATAATGATTGCTTCTGGGGCATTCCAGATATAAAAATATTAGAGCCTTTTCAGCGTGAGATCAATGAGATTAAGACGCAGATGATGAGGCACCGCAGATTGTCTATTGTTAAGTTTATTGCAACAGCTACGGCTATCAGTGAAGACGAGGCAGCCAAATTACTTGATGAAGACGG